GGACAGGCGCTCGATGCGTACAATGGTCAACTTACCTCATTGACCAGTACGGCGTATCGCGATTCTTTACCGACATCGAAAACGGATACCGATACCCAGACCCCCGCTCCCCAGCAGGAACTGTCACACATACCCTCCTGACATGGGCCTCCAATGAAGGCTTCCGCGAGCTCTGCCGTGAATTAGATATGGGCGACTATGAAAGCCCGTTGCAGTTCCGGCAGCGCTTCATCCTGGAAGCAATAAAGCAGAAGGGATACTTCAATGGCAGCTAAGGCGATTGTCGATATTGCTGTTAATGACGACAGCTTTAACTCATTTCTCGACAAGTTTAACGGGTATAAAAAAGCGGTCGATGAATTGCCAGAGGCCTGGCGGATGTCGTCACGCGGCATCGGCGACTCTGCCAAAGAAACCGAAAAAATGCGCCACAGCATGGATGCTGTCACAAAAGCTTTTACCGATGGCGTTGCTTCAATCTCCGCGCTGAATGGAGGCCTGGACCAGCTAAACCAGAGCCTCGATAAAGCTGGTAAAACGCAGTCGGACCTGAATAAGAAAACCAGCGGTGCCAGCAACTTTCTGAGCAAGGCCAGTAAGGATGCGAAAAGTCTGGCGGGACACCTGAAGGACGCAACGACCAGCCTGCTGTCATGGGGGAGCATCGTTGGCGTTTTCACTGGGCTCGCGGGTGCTGGTGGTCTGTGGGGCATGAATCGGCTTACAGGTTCAGCTGCTGCTCAGCGCTTTACTGCCATGGGCTAGGGACAACTGCCGGCGGCCTGAACTCGGCAGCGGTGAACTTCCAGAGTGCTCTGGGTAACCCAGTTGGAACGCTTGGGGCCATCCGAGATGCTCAGGCAGATCTCGGCAAAAGCTGGACCTTTAACGCCATGGGCGTTGATGCCAATCAGGACCCGACTAAGCTGTTGCCACAGATGATTAAATCTGCGCGCGATATCTTCGTAAAGAACGGCAGCACCCAGCAGGGAGCAGAGGCCTACGGGTTAACGAACTACTTCACCCTTGACGACCTGAACCGCTTCAAAAAAATGAGCGATGCGGAAATTGACGCTATGGCGAAACAAGCCGCCCGTCGATACGCAAAAGCTCCAGGTATCAGATCGACAGTTGAAGCAGTGGCAGGATTTCAACATCCAGCTCGATCGCAGCAAGGTCAGCATCAGCAATACCTTTATCCGCGGGCTCGCTCCGCTGACGCCGGAGTTAACAAAACTCTCCGACGCGTTTTCTGGTGCTATTGATACCGTTCTTAAATCACCTGAACTGGGTAAATGGATCGACAGTCTGGCGGCGGAATCAAAAAATTTGGTGACTACCTCGCTTCGCCTTCGTTCAAATCTGACGTTGATGCATTCATGTCTGGAGTTGAAAAACTCGGCAGGGTTATACAAAAGGTCTTTGGCTGGGCGACTGGTGGAGAGAGTACTGAAGAGTTAATGGGGGGCGGCGCACCATTACCTGAAGACCCCAGTAAAATCACATTTTGATAATCTGAATGACCGTTATGACCGCTTCCAGGAGCAGAAGAAAGCCAATAAATATAATGGATATTTTGAGGAAGCGGCCAAGAAATATGGCGTTAGCGTAGAGATACTGAAGGCAACCGCTGGCGCGGAATCGTCGTGGGATACGAAAGCTAAGAGCGGTGCAGGTGCGCTTGGGTTAATGCAGGTGATGCCAGGTAATTTTCTTCCTGGTGAAGATCCATTTAACCCTCGCGATAATATCTTCGCTGGCGCTCGTGTTATGTCCTGGGCTAAAGGAAAGGCTGGTGGTGACCTCGATGAAACTTTGCGTTATTACAACGGCGGAAGCCGTCGTGGTAGCAAAGAGAACAATGAATACGCTGGCAGAGTTCACAAGGAGTTTTTGGCGCTTTATGGAAGAAAAGCTTCTGATGCCGATCTATCTCCATCAATGAGTCAGCAACAAAACTCAGCTAAATCAAATCAGTACCTGCAACAGATTGCCGACAATACGCGGCAGAACGGCTCCCATAGCATAACCATTAACAACAATACCGGCGGCAATGCCGTTGTGACCAGTACACAGCTCGGAGGGTTTGGCTGATGGCATTTACGCGTGAGCTGTACCGGCTTGGCTTCGAGATCTCCCCGGTTATCCTCTGTGAAGGCATTGCGCAGGCGATACCTGGCGGGATGCTGCCTATCGTAGCGCTGACGCAGAGCGCCAGCTTCGTTACAGGGCTGCTGAGCGGTGCCAGCAACCTCACGAACATGGATAAGTACTTCTGCCACTGGCGTGCGGCGCAGGGCGGCACAATGCTGGACTATGAAATAGGCCGGTACCCGTTTGCAAACCAGACGGTGGCCGCTAACGCGTTGCTGGCTATGCCTCTGCAGATCTCTCTGCTGATGGATGCTCCAGTTAATGAAAACACTGGGGCAATGACAAAACTGGTGTCGCATAGTGCGCTGCAGGCTACCCTTCAGGCCCACGCTAACCTTGGCGGTACGTTCATTGTTGCCACGCCAGCGCTGATTTACAGCGGCTGTATCCTGAAGAACGTCAGAGATGTTACCGGAGGCGGCGGCAGCGATCCCACTCCGCAGCGCCAATGGCTCTGGAGCTTTGAGCAGCCGCTCGTTAGTGAAAAACAATCTGATCGTGCAGTAAATACGTTCCTAAACAAGATAGGAGCTGGCGATAAAATCACTGATGGCGCATGGACTAGCACTGCGAATGCATTGGGGAATACTTCTCTTGGTGGCGGTGTTGCTGAAGCTGTAACCGGCCTGATTGGTAAACTGGGTGTAGGTGGAGGGGTATGAGTACAATATTGTATCCATTTTCCGGAGATGAGCAGTCTTCAATGGCATTTACACCCATTCTTGACGGCTCTGTCTATAACTGCGAAATAAAATGGAATATCGCTGGCCAGCGTTGGTACCTGAACGTAACTGATAACTCCGGGGCTCGTATTCTGACAACCCCGCTGATCGGCTCTCCCGTCGGTACCGATATCAACCTTCTATTCGGTGTTTTTTCGTCAACGAAAATGGTCTGGCGTTATCCGAATGCTCAGATAGAGGTGATCAGCTGATGCGGTATTACGATATTAAAATATATCAGCCTGCTGATAGTAAAAAAAACCAGCCAAGAACTCTTTATAAACAATACTCCAGTTTGAAAAATGGTGTTTTCAATCCTGGTGCCCTGATGGTTGAATTTGATATCCAGCGGGTTGGTGAATCAACGCCAAAAGGTGAGACACAAATTACCATCTGGGGAATTGGTCCTAAAGAGATGCAGCAGGCCAGGCAGAACATGTTTGGTATGGAAATAGAGATGAGGGTAGGGATGTCTGCAGGATTACCACTGGCAAATCCTTTGCAGCAAGGCCTGGTGCTAAAAGGGACAATATGGCAGCCATTTGGTAACTGGCAGGGTACAGATTTGCGCCTTGATCTTATCGTTACTGCTGGCCCTGTATCACCTACAGATCCAAAACCATTAGCCTCGCTAGGGTTGAGCCTACCATGGACAAAGGGAAGGAAGTTATCAGATGCTTTATTTGACTGCTTCAGAACTCTAGGTGGGTATTCTTTTAAAATTAATATTAGCGATCGCCTGATTCGTGCTTACGACCAGCATACATTTAATGGAAATCTGGAAGAGTTGGCAAAATTCATCAATTCAGCAAGCAGGGATATCATCACAGACAGTAACTACAGAGGCGTGGAAATTACTGTTGTTAATGGAAATGAGATACGTGTTTTTGATAATGATTTTTCCAATCATCCAGATACCAGTTCAAAAGACACTGCCGGGTATAGAAATGATAATCCAAAGCAGATTGAATTTATCGATCTTATTGGTCAACCTACATGGATAAAATATAACACCGTTTCAATACCATGCGTGATGCGTGGTGATATCCAGGTTGGCGATTACATTCTTATGCCAAAAAATTCACGCCCCATGATTCAGGCTTCTTCGTATTCTCATTTTCGTGATGATTCTGCATTTACTGGCAAATTTCAGGTAAATTCTGTCCGATTGCTAGGCAATAGTCGTCAGGCTGATGGTAATTCATGGATAACCATTCTGGAGGCGGTCCCAGAACAGGATTCAGCAAATGAGCACTGAAAAAAAACTAAGTTTCGCCGGAAACATGAACAGTTTCACGGAGAATAAAATTGCCTCTGCAAGCCAGATGGCAGGGAAGATACTCCCGGGATCAGTCGTCAGTCGCTCAGGCAACATGATCACCGTTCAGGTGCTGCTCAGAGATACTCCCTATGTCATTCCTCATCTTACAGTCCCGCTGTTCGGGCCCGAGTATATCCGCTATCCAATGCAGCCTGGAGATAAAGGCATTCTAATCCCGGCTGATACGTATCTCGGCGGTATTAGCGGACTTGGTGGCGGTACCGCTAACTTAACCACTCCAGCTAACCTCAGCGCGCTGACCTTCCTCCCGATTAGCAATACGGAGTGGGAGACGGTAGATCCGAACGTGCTCACTATGTATGGCCCTGAGGGTGTAACGATTAGAGATAAAGGAAGCAACTCTACATTCCTGCTGACCCCGGAAAGTATAACTATTGCGACACCATCATCATTCAAGGTCACAGTAGGGGTACGGTTCTCACTCTTACCCAAGGGGCGTGGAGCCTGGTTGGTAGTTCAGGAAAAATTCAGGACTCAACAGCGAGTACCAGCCCGGCAATTATGCAAAAGGGCTGGTCGTCTCTTGTGAGTTGGGTTAATGGGCACACCCACTCTAACGACGGGGCAGGAATACCCGTATCACCTTTTAGCGGAGACATTACCGAATGAGAACCTATGGAAGAAATTCAGAGGGTAAGTGGGTGAAGGTGGAAACGGACAGCAACGGCTTCAACGATGCTGTATACCTGACAACGCTCATTCAGAACCTGAAACTGGCACCTCAGGAGTCGCCGTTTTTTGCGGAAAACGGGATACCGGCAAACGGCTCTGTGATCCAGCAGATACTGCCAACATTTTACGTTAACCGGATTCAGCAGCAATTTAGCCAATATTTTTCCTCGCTGCAGATCGCTCTGGCAGAGAGTGGCCCGCCAGCCTATACCATTTCAGCCATTACGAACTCGGGCTCAAAAATTATAACGCAGGTATACGTATGAGTGATTTACCGGTCATTTATGATGAATCTGGCCCAGTCCCGCAAACCGCAGAAGAGTTGCGCGCCCAAATCGTATCGCTGGCCACTACAATGGCTCCGGGTATCACAACCGAGCTTCCTGGATCACTGATTGAGGATATGGTGAGCACTAGCACCGGCGGCGCGATTGTCTGCGACCAGGCCCGCGTCGACCTCCTTAACTCAGTGGGGCCGCTAGCCGCGAACATTTCACTGCTGAACTTACTGTCTCAGCAGTATGGCGTTCCTGGGCAGAAGTCAGAGGGGTTAACAACTGTCCCTGTGTCGTTTACTGGGCCTGCTGGATTTGCTATACCTCAGGGGTTCCTGGTGTCGGATGGCAATTATCAATATGCGGTTGACGATGCGACTATTATCCCGTCGTCAGGAACCACATCCCCGGTAACCTGTAATGCTACTGTGAGTGGGGTATGGGCTGTTCCAGCAGGGACGGTGACCAATATTGCAACTAGCCTGCCGGCAGATATAACGCTGACCTGCACAAACCTAACCGCTGGCATTCCCGGCAGTGAAACTGAAACTGTTCCAGAGTTCCGGGCTCGAGTGTGGGATGCCGGTATGAGGACAGTTCAGGGATATCCTGGTTTTATTCGCACTGAGCTCAATGCGGTAGAAAATATCGTCGCCAGACTTACTTCCGTAGTCCAGGACGGTGAGCACTGGGTGATCATGTGTGGCGGTGGCGATATTTATTCTATGGCGGGAGCTATCTATAAAGCTGCGGGTGATATTAGCCGGTTGAAGGGTAGTTCGTTGAATGTGACAGGAATCAGCAATGCTAGCCCGGGCGTTGTGACTACTGATTTAACTCACGGATTTTCGTCTGGGCAAGTTGCAAGAATCACCGGAGCGAATGGCATTACTGGCGTGAATGATGTCGATCTGACGGTTACCGTGATTACCCCTCACACCTTCTCTATCGGCATTGATACAAGCAGTTCTGGAGCCTGGACGAGTGGCGGGGAGGTTACGCCAAACCTCAGGAATCAGACGGTAACGATTAATGACTGGCCTGATAATTACGCAATCCCTTTCGTAACCCCATTACAGCAACTGGTTACGATAACGTATCAGTGGCGCACTGAAGGTGTGAACTATCTGACGGATGCAACCATCTTATCTTTGGTTTCTACGCCGACAATTAATTACATCAACGGAATATACTCTGGTAAGCCGTTAAACATTAATACCCTCAAGGATGTTTTTCTTGATGCAGTTAATAGCACGCTTAATAAAGACCTATTTAGTGTTCTTAATGTTGTTGTGACAGTTAACGGAACAATTACGGATGTTGATGCCAATACCAACATCATTAGTGGTGACCCATATAGTTACTGGTTTATTCCTGATGATGGGGTTTATGTTTCTGGAGCATAATGATGCTTGAAGATATTATCCGGGCTTATCTATATACCCAGTATAACGATGATGAAAACCTGCAAGCATTTGTTGATGCGTACAACACCGTAGCAAAAGGTGTGTATGACTGGATGGTCAATGCTAACCTTCCGGTATTTATTGGACCTTATAATTCTGGCGACCAGTTGAAATGGATTGCTGCGGGGATCTATGGCGTAAGTCCGCCAATACTCATCAGTTCAAAGCAGAATATCTACGGCCCATATAACGCATTAACCTTCAACACGATTGCGTTTAACGGAAGGAAGGTCGTTGACCAGTCTGAACAGGTTGTGGCATCAGATGACTTGTTTAAGCGGATAATGACATGGAACTTCTACAAGGGTGATGGCTTCTACTTCACAATTCCGTGGCTTAAACGCCGTGTTTTACGGTTCCTTACTGGCGTGGATGGTGTCGATGTTGTCAACGACCAACGCTGGAGTATATCCGTGTTGTTCTCCTCATCTGGTGCAACGATCTCAATCATCAAGGGTTATAGAAAGCTTACTGATTCAGCGACGTTTAATGCCAGCGCATTCAATACGCGCGCCTTTAACCAGAAGAGCAGCGTTCTGATTAAAAGCACGGAGTACGAGTATGCGGCTTTGTTCAAGCAGGCCTTTGATAGTGGCCTGCTGCATATGCCATTTTACCAGCCAGTGACTGTGACTATTGTTGGATAGTTAGATTCTAATATTCTCATCATCATGCTTGATGGAAACCCTTTGTTTTTTTAATTTCATTGATAGTTCTGTTGTCTGAAACGATTGATAAATACATTTTCAAGCATGCGCATATTATTAATGAAAGAATTGTAAGGCTAAACATGAACAAGCTTAGCTTAATTGTAAGGAGTGCTGGCATTCCATCTTGAGCCCACATTTCAAAGCAAAGAACAAGTAATATACAAGATAAGGCTATTGTTAGCGTGGATAATGACGCCAGTAATATTTTTATTAGGGCTGCTGCAAAATTATTCATAGTAATCCTTTTATATTTTGATAATTAGGAGGACAAATGTCCTTAACCTTACTGGCATCAAACAATGCCTCAACAGTACTGGCCTCGTCAATCAATGCGAGCGCCACGACACTTACGGTAAACACTGGCGCGGGTAGTTTATTCCCAAGCCCGGTATCTGGAACCAGTTTCTTTAAGCTCACCCTTGTTGACGCAGCGACAGGGCAATTAACTGAGATTGTACATGTCACAGCCAGAGCTGGCGATGTGATGACAATTGAACGAGCTCAAGAGGGAACCGCCGCGCGAGTATGGTCAGCGAACGATATTGCTGCAAACATGATGACAGCAGGTACGCTGTCTTACATTCTCGGGAGTTTCCAGCCACTCGACGCCACTCTGACGGCGCTGGCGGGATTAACAGGATCTGCTGACAAGCTGGCTTACTTCAACGGGGACGATACCGCTGCACTAACTGCGCTGACTGGCGTTGGCCGGGACATCATCGGTAAAACCACGATCGCCGACGTTCTCTCATACCTTGGTTTGGGAGATTTGCCAACATTCGGCGATGCCGCATCAAAAAACGTAGGCACAACGGCGGGGACAGTAGCTGCAGGTGATGATTCTCGAATTGTGAACGCAGTTCAGGCCTCAAACCCTGGGCTTTGTACTGCGTGGGTTAACTTTAATGGTGTTGGCGGTGCAACTATCCGCACATCTAACAACGTGAGTTCAGTAACCAGGCTCAGTACGGGTAGATATCAGATTACATTCACTACCCCTATGAGCAGTGCTAACTATGTAGCAATGCTCACTATCGGGGATGGGGGCGGAACGGGTACCGCTGCTCCTGTTGTTATGTTGAGTGGTTCCGTTATTACCGGCGAACCTATTAAGGATGCCAATAGCATCACAATAGGTGTGCGTGGTAATGCGCAGGCAGCTTATGACGCAAGTGAGATTAACGCGGCATTCTTTGGGGGTAAATAATGTCTCAGGTTATCGTTTTTGAGTATGAAGGCGGGGCGGCAGTGATGGCAGTAGCTAACAATATCGGCCTGACTATTCTGCAAATCGGGCAAAAGGATGTGGCTGCTGGTCTGCCATTCTGGATTGTCGATGGATCGACCATTACTGACGATTATGTTATCAACCCCGAGGTATTGGGTGAACCCTCGGGGTACGGTGGAACTTATCAGCCTTCAACCCCGGTTACTCAGGGGTAATTATCACCTCCTCAGGCGGCGCAATAAACATACCGCCTGAGTATGTCCAACCAATCCCTGGGGATGGGGATCCATCTTCCGCCATTGGCAGTTCAACTACACTCTGCCCCTCTGATGGTTCCCATGAACTTTGCCCATCCCATAAAATCGCGTTGATAACGACGCCATTCTCAATAATCGCCCAGTTTTTCATATCACCACCTGATTCTGATAATTCCGTTAGCACCAGCACCGCCAAGCCCAGCTGCGCCACCACCGCCCCCACCGCCAAATTGGCCTGGCTTGGAGCCTAAGGTATTACCGATGCCCGCTGCACCGCCACTTCCTAACAATGTCCCGCCGCCAGATCCACCAAACGAGATACCACTGCCATACCTGCCATCGATACCGTTTTGGCCACCGGTTCCGCCCGCTGCGCCGCCAGCACCAGTTGCCCCGACTCCGCCAGGACTGCCCCCAACCAGCGTGACAAGAGTGCCAAAGCTTGTATCGCCGCCTTTTGTGCCAGCACCTGTTGTTGAACTAGGCACTCCGCCAAGGCCAATAGTAATTGTATAAACGGTACCTGGCACCACCGTTAGCTGACACCCTACAACTGAGTCACCCCCCCCACCACCACCGCCCGCAGAAGTAACCCCGGAGAGAACAGTGGCCCCAGCACCGCCTGCACCGCAGCCATCTAGTAGTATTTTTGTCACCCCGGGAGGGCAAGTCCAGGAACCACTAGCAGTGAAGTCAGCCTCACGCAAAGATGTGACCCCTCCCAAACCAACCTTTTTTATAACACCTGATAACCAGGCGACATTTCGCCGTTTCTCCTGTTTTCACAACAGGAGAAATACCCATGATTTACGGATATGCCCGAGTATCAACAAACCACCAGGACACCGAATTGCAACGTCTGGCTCTAGAATCCGCTGACTGCGAGATAATTTTTGAGGAACACGCCAGCGGGCGTAAAGCTAATCGCCCGGTGTTGAAACAGCTGATCGGTATCATGAAGGCCGGTGATGAATTGGTGGTCTGGAAGCTGGACAGGATTGGTCGAAATGTCCTGCATGCGTTGTTGATGTTCCAGCAGCTACAGGAAAACGGTGTGAATTTCCGTAGCATTACTGATGGTGTGGATCTGCGAACTGCCAGCGGCCGCTACAATTTCCGCAATATCCTTTCGGCGGCACAGTACGAATCCGACCTGAACAGTGAGCGTACGCTAGCCGGGTTAGCCGTTGCGCGGTCGAAGGGAAGGGTAGGCGGCCGCCGACCAAAATTTACTAATGAGCAGTGGCAGGAGATGGGATCGCGGATCGCCGCTGGTGAATCACGACAGCAGATCGCCAAGACGTGTGGCGTGGGTGTTTCTACGCTGTACAAAAAATTCCCTGCGTGAGGCTAATGCCGTGCTTCCACAGTGCGTGCCGCCGAAATACGTGCTGTGGATGCTTTATATGGTGTGCCATTTTTGTGTCACACATGGTAAATCGTCATTCAATTTCTTACATCATGTGCCATTAAGTTGAGTAATGTGAATACGGTAATGTACATGTAAAACAGTTAGTTAAATGTGATTCTACTAATTCGTAATGCGAAGGTCGTAGGTTCGACTCCTATTATCGGCACCATTAAAATCAAATTCTTACGTAAGATCTTATCATTCTCCCACCAAAAAATTATTTTCATGTAACAGCTGGTGTAAGTAAATTCTATCAACGAAGATCAATCTTATCTACTGACCAAAAAGGCCTGATAGGGCTTCGCTCACTATACATCCGTGGCTGCAGGTTTAGTTGTCCATGTCTACACCACTCCTAAATTTAATGTGTTGGCAATGTGTTCAATAAAGCTCGAACAAATTAGCTCATTATGATCGGTTAATACTTCAACTTCTGGTTGCATGATTGTTTGTCCGTAAAAAGATAACGCGCCCGCCGGGTAGTAGCAGGCGCATTACGCAATAGGTAAACAAGGGAGGAAGTTCAGAAATGTAAATCGGGAAGGTTGTACGCAATGTTCATCGTACTACGTTGTTACGGCTTTGCCGCAACAAGCCAGTTGCCTGCCGCGCTCGCAGAATGTCTACAGCCCGGAGATAAGGAGATTGTTCCTGCCAGCTAAATCCCTTCCTGTCTATACGAACCAGCTCGTATTTTTCTACCAGAAAATTCACGGCATCGGCTAGGGTGATACCGGCATCGATGTGTTCCTTAATCACAGCCTCATTGCAGAATGGCGTGTCGTTTATTGTCAGACCATAGTGCTGTTCCAGCAGACGTGTCAGTAACATTTGCCAGACAGCCACGGGTGACAGGCAGGGCTTCACCGCCCGCTGAGTTGTTGCAGGTAAAGTTTTCATGTTTGCTCTCGTGAAGGTAATTAACGCTGAGTGGGGTAAATGGCGATGTATACGTAGCCGCAACTGCCAAGGGTGTCGGCTTCGCAGGTTAAATCGTTGTGGTACAGGGTAACGCAGTGGGCATGGTGGGTGCTGAGTTCACCAGTGGTCAGCATCGATTCCATCTGGCGGATAAAGTGCGGGAATGTTTCATCCAGCTTCCGGTATTCGATGTCACTGAACTTGCCGGTCATGCTGGCCCGGTCAGCCAGATAATGCAGTCGGTTGCCTTCCTGCACCAGACGGGCTCCCAGACGTGGCGTGATATCACGCTGCAGACCCCATGTGATTTTGCTCATTGATAACCTCTTTATTGTCAGTTCAGGGTGATGCTCATCAGGCAGGCATAAGGCCCCTCGCGGTCCTGGCGGCGTTCGGCGTATACCGCCAGGACTCCTGTGATATCCGGAACGTCCCTGCCGGTGTAATGGCAGACGCTACCGTGCCACTGGTATTTGCCGGTGCAGAAACGAAAGATTCGGGACTCAGGATGCTGGCGGTATATCGTCATTGCCCGGCGTTTACTGATAATTTTCAT